TTTTTAAAAGGACCAGCTGGTACGTCTAAAACAACATTAGCAATGTATTGTGGTTTAACACTTTTAAATAAAAAAAGAGTTTCTGATTTGGTATTGGTAAGATCTGCTGTTGAATCTTCGGATTCAAAACTAGGTTTTTTACCTGGTGATATTATTGAAAAATTCAATGTTTATTTGACACCTTTTCATGATAAATTTTCGGAACTTTTAAATAAACCACAGATAGACAAGTTACAAAAGGATAATAGAATAACAATATGTCCAATTAACTTTGCAAGAGGATTGCATTTTTCTGCAAAATTTATTTGTGCCGATGAAATTCAAAACTTTTCAAAACGAGAAATACACACTATAATGAGTCGTATTGGAGAATTTTCTAAAGTATTTTTATGTGGCGATCCCGAACAAAGCGATTTACCTGTTGGTAAATCAGGTTTCAATAAAGTTTACGATTTGTTTAACACCGACGAGGCCAAAGAACATGGTTTGTTTTGTATGGAATTGACAGAAGAAGACATTGTTCGTTCTGAGTTGTGCAAATACATAACACACAAATTCAAAGAACTTCAGTCACCGGAACAAAATAAAAATGAATGGAAACCATCTGAAGGAAAGTAAATAATAATATGAGCAATAAACCAGAATATAAAGCCGTAAGCAACATACCAATCGGTTGCACTTTTTGTGGAGCAACTGTACATGGTAAAGTTATGGAAAGTTATAATAAATCAGAAAAACAAATTCGTTGGGTTTGTCCGAGATGTTCTAACTTGGTAAAAGTTGGAAAAGCATAATATGCTAAATTTGAACAAAATACTTGATGAATCTTTAGATAGTATTTGGTCGCCTAGACAATATCAGGCTGGTAGTTATCCGCCTAGAAAAGATCAAGGGCCGATGTTTAATCAAAAAGATGGCAAGAATTTTCCATATCAGCAAAATGCAAATGGACAATTTCCATCGTCGTTACCAGAACCAGTAAATCCTCAAGTTTTCCCATGGCCATTGGAAACTATAAACTCTGATTTAGGTGATGGTTTTGTATTTTTGTTATCTGCTGCTAAAAAAATCAAACAATGCTCAACGCAAAATCCAAGCATTAATCAGAAACAAAAAGAACAATTAGATAAAATGTTTGATTATTTGTTAAAAGTTTTAAAAGCTGTTGAAAAAGTTGGAACAAATATATCAGGCGTGGTGAATATGTCAGGTGAAAGACCACCACAAGTTCCTCTATCACCCACCAAAGCACCTTATATACCCACTACTGCGAATATGGGTAATCAAGATTCTCCAAATATACAATCTCAAAAATTGTAATTGACATTTATTAAAAAATAAAATATTATCTTTTTATGTTTAAAGATAAAAATTTGGCAAATGCTTTTATTAAATCCACAATAAAAGTAATTTCACTATCATTGTTGGGAGCATTTTCGTTGTATTTAATAGGTTTAAATTTTTGGGGAACTTTTTTACTTTTAATTTGTTTGCAATATATATTGTTTTATTGTATATCTTATGTTTTAAACGTTTTAGCAATTGAAAAAACAAAACAAAAAGAATTGGATAAGTTGGAAAAACTTTCAACTATATTGAATTGTGCATATTGCAATAAATCAAACGTCATGACTTTTGATCCAAACGAAAGTAGTAGAATTGAATTTGAATGTGAACATTGCAAGAAGAAAAATTTAGTAACAATGCAGTTTTTGGTTGCAAGAATAACAGAACCTGTTAATTTACCTAAAGTCACTGGAGTACACTTAGAAAATTATGAAGAATAAATCACTAAAATGGTGGGATAATACATACAAGGAAGCATCAACATTATCGAGATGGATTGCTTTATATGAAGCAGTAAATGCTATAGCAGATAAAGCAGAAGAAAAAAATATATCTTTTGAAAAAATTGAACTAAAACCACTGGCAATTCACAAGTATATGGATGCAACTGAAAATACTATCTTAAAAAAAGTTTTAAGACAGCTTTATAAGGTTGATGTTTGTTATAACGAAGACGCTCCTAAAATTTATTTTGAGTCTGGTGTCTTGGAAAAAGAAAACGTCAAACTGTATTAATATTCACCATATACACTAGTGTCACTACATGGATTTTCTAAACCGTAGTCAAAATTGTTTTTAGACGCTTCTTCTATCTTATCATTATCATTGTTTGGGTTGTTTCCGTCACCAGAACCTGCGCTATTTGATTCATGGCTGTAATCATATCTCTTAGCTTTAAAAAACCAAACATAGTGTCCAGCAATAGCATTTAACTTAAATTCGTCAATAACTTCTGTTATTTCGTAAACCGTTGGACCTCTCTTTGGAAAATTCAAACGATCACTTCCAAACTCAGACATTTTAATTAAGTCACCTGCTTTTGGTTCAGAAGATAATCCATAAACAGCAGTAAAATGATCTGGATGAATAACTCCTTCCATATCACTATCTGCAACAATACCAAATTTGGATAGGAGATAAGAATCATTATTTAAATTAAGTAATAATATTAACTTTTCAGGATCTTGAAAAGAGGTGTTTGGTTGTTCGCCATATAATGGATTCATTTCTGATATAACAGCATTATTGAAATAATAATCAACTTCTTGCCCATATATGTTGATTTGTTCTCTCCACCAACGAGAGAAATTATTTCTTTCATTGCTATTAATTTGTTTGTTTAAAAATCTTAAACTTTCCATATTATATTTTTTTTATTTGTATAGAATATCCTAATTTGGGATCATACTCTAAATATCTACCAATTCCATTACCATCCCTTTGTTTAAGAGCTAAACTAAAAGGCTTGGTTTTGTCTTTGTTTATAAGATTTAAACCATATTTTTTTGCTAATGTATCTGCTTGTATTTCAGATAATTTAGTTGACCCTCCGTTATATTTTGCTTTAGTAATACTATAAGAACCATATTCGTTGCTTTTTCTTTGCGAATCGGCAACAATATTTTGATGTTTTCTACTTGGATTTGTTATAGCACCTCCAGTTCTGTGTCTTGGATTTGATGCTAATTTCAATTTCGAAATATCTTGATAAGATTCAAAAAATTGTTTAAATGTCATTATAGATACTTATAACAAAAAAGCCCTGTTTCAAAACAGGGCTTTTTTGTTTTTTTGATTGTTACTAAGTTTTACTGATCGAAAAGAGACTTTCCTACAGTAACACCACCTACATTGTTACTTTTTCCTGTTAATTTGGAAACAGCACCTTCGGTTGAATGTGGTTTAAGCTGACCATCAGAACCTTTTCCGGAAGATGGAACTTGAGCGGATTTTTTAGAAACTGGAACAGCACCTTTTACTTCTTTGTTTGATTTGCTGGTCATTCCTTTTTCAAGTTTTTCTTGATCGACTAAAGCATGTCCCAATTCTTCTGCTTCTACCGATTCTTTAAATGGATTTTCGGATTGTTCGCCTTCTTCTGAATCTTCACCCTCTTCTGATTCAGAATCGTCTCCCATGTCTTCGATGTCTTCAACTTCTTCTTCGTCTTCTGATGAATTTAAAACGGCACTTAATACGTCCATTAATTTCATTGCAAGATCTTTGTCTAAAGAAATTTCAACAGTTTCTGAATCTTCCATAGATTCATCTTCTGAATCACCAAATGGATCATCACCAAATGGATCATTTTCTTCAGAACCTTCCATAGAAGGCTCTAATTCGTTTTCGTTTTCGGTGGAGAAATTAAATTCTCCTTCTTCTCTCAATACTCTATTATAAAGAGCATCGAATGGATTTAATGTTTTACTTTCTTTTTTCATAACTTTAGATTTGCCATCGGCCCCATCGCTGTTCAATTCTCTATCAGACTCTTCAACATCTTCAAGATCGATGTTTTCATCGGATGTGCTTGGGAAAGTGTTTTTAACTTTACTGTCTGATTCTGAATCACCAAAAGTTTTACCAACTTGTGATGTTGTTGATTTTACGATACCAGAAGAATCACATTTTTCTTCTAAAATTGACATGTATGCTTTTGTTATTGGGTCCATATGTTGTAAGAATATTTACACTTGTTAAATTACAAATCTACAAAATTATTTCTTTTTTACCGGTTTAGTGGTAACTTTTTTACCAGTTTTTTTAGCACCAGAAGCTACTTTCTTTTTACAGCTTTTATATTTTTCTTCATCTTTTCTTCCAACAGATGCGGTACATACAGCATATGGATTGACTGATTTCTTTTTAGCTTCACTTATTGGCTGTATTCCATGTACAAAATTTTCATAGTTTACATGTGGATCAGTCGGTGAAAGAGGGTTATTTGAAACTGTTTCATTTTTTTCTTTTGGTTCATTTACATTTTCACATTTTTCTTTATAAATTTGGGTGTATGCTTCTTCCAACATTAAATGGTCTTTATTTCTCATGTTAGTATTTACTTGTATTCATTTAATATTGTTTGTGAAATATTTTTCATATCCAAACATTTAATCAATTCATAATTTTCACCATTCATCCAAACAATGTAAGATGTGGGTATAGGCATTTTTGTTATTTTTTCTATAATAGTAGAATATAAATTTAGTTGTAAGCTATATTTAACAAATTCACACTTGTCATAATCAGACAAACATCCTAACATTTTTTCTTTATAATCATTTTTTCTTTTTATTTCCTTGTTTGTTTTATAGTCAAACATCACAAGTTCTTTTGTTTTTGTGTTATAAGATAAATTGTCAACAGTACCACATATTTCAGTTTCTTTGTCACCTATAACAAATTCAGATTTAACAAGAATATGATCTTGCTTCCACCAATCGTAAAAATTTAAAAAGTTTTTAATTAACTTTTTTAATTCTTTTTTATAATTTTCAATCGAATTATTCGTAAAAAAATTTTTATTATGATTAAAAAACATTTTTATTGCGTTTTCATCTATTGATATTTGTTTTCTAACTAAAAAGTTTTCAACAAATTTGTGAAACTCAGAACCTTTGTGACATGAATAATCTCTTGTGAAATCCCATTGTTCTAAAATTTGTTCAACAGAGAATCCGTCTCTTTCGGCAACAGTTTTTGCTATTTTTTGTGCATCAAACGGTTTTTCGTATTTTTTAATAAGACCCGAAACTGACATTTTTGCCAGTTTAGCATCTATTTTATATGTATGGTTTTTTTCTAAAAAAACTATATTAGAAAAAGCGTTTTCTAATTCTATTAAAGTGTCAAAATTCATCATTTACCAAACCCTATTCTTTTTTCTTCTTTTTTATTTTCATTCATTTCTGTTTTTTTGGTTAGATTATAAATATCTGCAATAACCATATTTTTGGTAATATTTTCTTCTATTTCTTTTTTAGAAAACCCAAGATGTTTTGCTAATTTTTTAGCATCCTCTATATCGAGAGGACCAAATTCATAATCAACTTGTAATCTGCCTTTTCTACGCAATGCATCATCGATGTCTTGTTTTGGGCAATTGTATGTAATAACCAAAGGACATCTTAAAACATCTCCCAGAATACCATCAGACAAGTTTAAAAGAGATGTTACAGCAGAAGAATCATAATTGTCGCCCATTCTTTTTACTATTGCTTTTTCTGCATCTTCTAAAATCAATACAGAATTTTTCTTTTTCAATAGACTGGAAAAAGTAGTAGGATCGTTAACAAAAGATTCTATCATTGTTGCTGGAATATAAATAAAATCCTTGTTTACTTTAGTAGTGAGATACTTTAGGAATGTACTCTTTCCAGCACCAGGTGCACCATGAAACATATACAATCCATTATCGTCATTGTTCAATCTTTCAATAATTTGTTTTTCCACACTCACAAATTTGCTACCATAATTTAATTCTATATTGATATCGTCTGGTATTTTCATATCAATTGGATCAAAAACATATTCATCATATCTGTTTTTAACATACAAATGAATTTTACTAGATTCTTGTTTTGCTATAAATGGTTCAAAATCTTTTAAATGTAAGTCCTCGATATTCGAGGTGTAAATTATAACCATTTCGTAGGTTTTTTTAGAATTTTCTTTTTGTTTTTCTTCTTTTATTATAGATGAAAATTCAACAATTTCTCCATCGGTTGACACAAAACTTGTAGAATTTGATTCATCCACCTCATCTTTTACCATTATTTTTATAAAAATATCTTTATATTCAAAAATAATTGTTCCACTCTTAAAAGAAAGAGTGTCTTTGAGAAGATTTTTTAAATTTCCTGCACAAGAACTATAAATCAAACTTCCATTTTCCAGTAAAAAATTTAAAACTTCTGATTTAAATGCTTCACTGATATATAAAAAACATGGAGGATATTCGGAATAAGTTGTAATGTATTTATTAATCGGAAATAAGTTTCCGCTATCATGAATGTCGTAATAACCATTTAAATTTGTTTTAAAATTGTTTTTTGATTTAAACATAAAAATATAATATTATGATTTTTTATAAATATCAAGAGAATAAATATGGTAAATAATTATATGATCTCAAATTTTGAACTTTTATACGAAAATTTAATAAATTTTTTTTTAATTGAAGGGTTACAATATTCTAAGTTGAAAGAGTTAAACACACAAGTCAGTTTAATTGAAAAAAAATTTAAAAAAATTTCTGAAAGGAAAAATCAATTAAAAGAACTTTCTAAAAATTTAATATTACATATTGCTAATAACAATTATGAAAATATATTAAACAATGAAAAATTGTCAGATTTAAAACAATTCGCCGGTAGAATGACCGATGAAAATTTTAAAAATCACTTATCTGATAAATTATCAACTTTAACATCAATAGATTATAATAATTTTTGGCAAAATATTGGAAATAAAATTATTACAATTTCTAAAAAAAATAACAATGAATTTGAAAATTTGAGAAAATTAAGACCTCAATATTTGATGGGATTTTAATTTTTTTTATAAGTTTTTGATGTTCTTATGAATTTGAAACGTAATTTGATGTTATTTTAATTTATGCTATAAAATAAGTATAGATATGAAAAAATTAACCAAAACACAAATTTCAAAAATACATGAAAAATGTTTAAATTTGGTTAAATCTAAACCAGCAGAATTTTTTCAACTTAGAAAAATGAAAGCGTCAGTTGGGTTATGTAACTGGACTGACATTGAATTGGATTATAGAAGAGATTTAATATCAACCGCATATCATGAATGCGTACATTATCTTTATCCTGAATATTCCGAATCTATGGTTAGATATATAGAAAGTCGATTGATAAATTGCTGTAATAGTTTAGACATTTCTTATTTTTTTAAAACATTAGCAAATAAATTATACAAATCAGAATTAACAAAACATATCATGACTAGAAAAAGAAAAAAATTGACTTCAACCAAAAAATAAACCATAGTATTTCATTAAAAAATTTAAATTATAAAAATATGATATTCGAAGAACAAATCTCGCGTAAACCAAACCTGTACCCTTGGACTGAACAATTTATAGAATCTATGCACAATGGATTCTGGACAGATAAAGAATTTTCATTTAAATCTGATGTTCAACAATTTAAAGTAAATTTGACAGACCAAGAACGAGAAATTATTATACGTACGTTGTCAGCAATTGGACAGATTGAAATTGCAGTAAAAACCTTTTGGGCAAAGCTTGGTGAGAATCTTCCCCATCCAGCATTGCAAGACTTGGGATATGTTATGGCTAACACCGAAGTTATTCATAATAATGCTTACGAAAGATTAATTTCAACTCTTGGTTTAGAAGACGTCTTTGAAAAAAACCTAAAACTGGATTGGATTCAAGGACGAGTAAAATATTTAAAAAAATATACACATCGTTACTATAAAGATTCTAAGAAACAATATGTTTATGCGTTGACATTATTCACGTTGTTTGTTGAGAATGTTTCTTTGTTTTCGCAGTTTTATGTAATCAATTGGTTTGCTCGTTTTAAAAATGTCCTTAAAGACACCGATCAACAGGTAAAATATACTCGAAATGAAGAAAATATTCATGGTATGGTTGGTGCTAAAATTATTAACACCATTAGAGAAGAATATCCAGATCTTTTTGATGATGATTTTATAAATAAAATTATTAGTGAAGCTAAAGAAGCATATGAATCCGAAGCAAAGATTATCGATTGGATGGTAAATGGAATCAAAGAAGATGGATTGAGTGCTGTCACTCTTAAAGAATTTGTTAAGAATAGAATCAATGAATCATTGGGGATGATCGGTTTTCCAGCTGCATTTGAGATTGACAAAGAAATTTTATCATCAACTATGTGGTTTGAGGAAGAATTATTGGGAAACAATATGACTGATTTTTTCCATTCCAGACCAGTTGAATATTCTAAAAAGAATCAATCATTTTCTGAAGACGATTTGTTTTAAAAATTGATTGCTATTCAGTTTCAATTTGCTAAAGTATAAATACACATTTTATGGAAAAAAATATATATTGGCTTAACAAAGACTCACGTAAATTTCTTGAAAGAGGTTATTTGTTAGAGGGAGAAACAGCAGAACAAAGAATCAGAGATATTGCAGAATCAGCAGAAAAATATTTAAAAATAAAGGGATTTGCTGATAAATTTGAAGATTATATGATAAGAGGGTTCTACTCTTTGTCTAGCCCCATATGGAGCAATTTCGGAAGAAAGAGGGGTCTTCCAATTTCTTGCTTTGGTTCTTATGTGCCAGATACTATGGATGGAATTATGGAGAAGGTTTCTGAAACTGCTGTAATGACAAAACATGGCGGTGGAACTTCTGCATATTTTGGCCATCTTCGCGGTAGAGGAACACCAATTTCTTCCGGTGGAGAATCTACAGGTTCCGTACATTTCATGGAGTTGTTTGATAAACTTATGAATGTTGTTTCTCAAGGAAATGTTCGTAGAGGATCATTCGCGGCATATCTTCCGATTGATCATCCAGACATCGAAGAGTTCTTGAAGATTAAATCCGAAGGAAGTGATATTCAAGATTTATCTATCGGCGTTTGCGTTTCCGATGAATGGATGAACAAAATGAAAGATGGTGATAAAGAAGCTCGTAGAATTTGGGGTCTTGTTATCAAGAAACGTTTTGAATCTGGTTATCCGTATATTTTCTTTAGCGATAATGTAAACAATCAAGCACCGCAAATTTATAAAGACAAAGGAATCAAGATTAACAATTCCAATTTGTGTTCTGAAATTATGCTTTCAAATTCAGAAGATGAATCATTTGTTTGTGACCTTTCATCTTTAAACCTAGAAAGATGGTCAGATATGGTGGATACAGATGCTGTCGAAACATTAGTATATTTCTTAGATGCTGTAATGTCAGAGTTTATTGATAAAACCGAAGGAATGAAATTTATGGAAGCACCTAGAAATTTCGCTATCAATCAAAGAGCATTAGGAGTTGGTGTTTTGGGGTGGCATTCTCTTTTACAGTCTAATATGATTAGTTTTGAATCCTTTCATGCAAAGACATATAATGTTAGAATTTGGAGTCAGATTAGAGAAAGGTGCGATAAAGCAACTCAAGAACTAGCAACTAAATTTGGAAAAGCACCAATATATAAAAACTCCGAAGAGAATAGAAGAAATACAACAACTCTTGCTGTTGCTCCTACAACGTCCTCCAGCTTTATTCTCGGACAAGTATCGCCAAGTATAGAACCTCTTAATAGTAATTATTTTGTAAAGGATCTTGCGAAGGGTAAATTTACATATAAAAATTCTTATCTTAAAAAACTACTAAAGGAAAAGGGGAAAGATGACGATGATACATGGAAGTCTATTTTGGTAAAAGGTGGAAGTGTTCAGCATTTGGAATTTCTCACGCAAGAAGAAAAAGATGTATTTAAAACATTTGGTGAGATTTCTCAGAAAGAAATTATTATTCAAGCCGCACAAAGACAAAAATATATTGATCAAGGTCAGAGTTTGAATATTATGATTCCACCAAATACAAAACCAAAAGAAGTAAATGAGCTTATGATTTTTGCTTGGGAACAAGGTATTAAATCTTTGTATTATCAAAGAAGTGCAAACCCTGCGCAGGAATTGGCTCGTTCTATTCTTACTTGTAAAAGTTGCGAATCTTAAAAAAAATATTGATTTATATTTAAAAATATAATATAATTTTTTTATGGAAAATTCATTATATTATAGAGATGTTTATCTTTTACCTAAATTTTCAAACCTAGAAAGTAGGTCACACGCCGACACTTCTATTATTTTAGGCAATAGAAAATTCAATTTACCAATTGTTCCATCTAATATGAAGTCCGTAATCAATCAGACATGGGCAAAATGGTTATCTCAAAATGATTATTTCTATGTAATGCATAGATTTGATGAAATAAATGTTCCATTTATTCGAAATGCAAATAAAGAAAATTGGAAAACTATTTCCATAAGCGTTGGAGTAAATGATGAAAGTAAAAAAGAAATTATTAAATGCAAATCTGAAAACTTAAGAATTGATTTTTTTACAATAGATGTAGCACATGGACATCATGTAAAGGTAAAAGAAATGATTTCTTTTATTAAAGAAATTTATCCAGATTCTTATTTAATTGCAGGTAATACGGCAACACCAGAGTCAACATTAGATTTGGAAAAATGGGGAGCAGATGCAACAAAATGCTGTATCGGAAGTGGTATGGCATGTAGTACAAAAATGAAAACAGGTTTTCATGTTCCTCCATTTTCTTGTGTTTTGGAGTGTGCTATTGTTGCAAAAAAACCAATTATAGCAGATGGTGGTATAGAACATTACGGTGACATCGCAAAAGCACTTGTTGCTGGTGGTACAATGGTAATGTGTGGTGGTTTATTTGCATCGTGTAATGACTCTCCTGCTCCTCATGTAAATGGTAAAAAAATATATTTTGGAAATGCATCAGAAAGAGCAAAAGGAGAAAATAAACACGTTGAAGGTTTTGAATTAGGGTTGTCGCCTGATGTTAATTTGGAACAAAAATTGAAAGAGATAAAAGAAGCATTACAAAGCTCTATTAGCTATGCCGGTGGAATCGATTTATCATGTTTTAATTCTGTTGAATATATTATTAAAAAATAATTTGACATTTCAATAAAATTATATTAATATAAAAAAATGGGAATGTACGATTCAATTCAAGTAAAAAAAGATCTGGAAATTCCAGAAGAAGTTAAAAATCTTTACGATTGGAAAAATCATAATTTTCAAACAAAAGATTTGGATAATTGTCTATCAGATTATATTATCAATGAATATAATGAATTGGTTGAGGTTATTATTGATAGAAAATACATCCCATATACAGAAGAAGAAAGAAAAAATCCTGATATAAAACCTTGGAATTTGTGGAAAGAAGTGATTGAAGGCGAAAAAACATATAATATTTTAAATTATCACGGAACAATAAATTTCTACACGTATGAATCTATCGATGATGATACTGATTTTTGGCTTGATTATAAGGCATATTTCATATATGGTAAACTTGATAAAATAGAATTTTTAGAATTTAAAAAAGATTCTGGAAGAAAATCAAATAATAAAAAATTTTTCCAAGAATTAGAAAAAGAAAAGAAAACTTTTTGGTATAAATTTAAAATAATTGCAAATTTTCTAGGTTGGAAATGGTTTTGGAAGAATGTTGATTGGGGTATATATAAACTTTCAAATTTTTTAAATTGTATTAGAACTTTTATAATTAGAAATTTGTTTTAAAACATGAAAATAGACAAAGAATACACCAAATTTACACACTATACCATGGGTTCTCGTGATTATCCAGAAACTAAAATCGAATTAACGATTGAAAGTGGTTCAACATTATCAGAAACAATCAATGCTGTTGATAGATTTTTAAAAGCTATGGGTTATGTTTATGATGGCGAACTTTCTATTGTTGATAACGACTATGAGCAAGAATAATATGAAAACTATATCTAAAATATTAGAACCCACGGGCGATGTATGCGTTAAATTTACTGATGAAGAACTTGAACATTTTAATATCAAATCTGGTGATAAATTTTCCATAATAGAACAAGATGGTGGTATTCTTTTAAAGAAGTATGAATCTATAGAAATAGACCTTTCGCAGTTTTCTAGAGAAGTATTGGAAATGCTAATAAAAGAATCTATTGAAAAATGTTTACCTGTTGAAAATGTTTTAGAAGATATAATTTCACAATATATAAAAACAATTGATGAGAATTAATTGGCATGATCATGCTATAAATTTAGCAAAAGCTGCTAGTAAAAGATCTGAAGACCCTTATAGGCAAGTAGGTGCTTGTGTTTTAAATAAAAACTACGAAGTTTTAGCAGTTGCTTATAATGGATTAGCCAGCGGAAAAACGGTATCTGGTGATTTTTGGGATGATAGAGATAGAAGATTGCCATATATGATACATGCAGAAACAAATGCATTGGCAATGATTAAAAAGGGAGAAGGTCAAATTATTGCTTGTACACTTTTACCTTGTTCAAACTGTGCAATAAACATTGCGGCACATGGTATAAAAACTGTTTTATATAGTGAATTATATGACAGAGATTCCAATGCATTGGAATTATTTAAATTCTACAACATTGAATGTTTTAAAGTTTCTTAAAACTTTAAAAACATATCCCATTCTTTGATGTTGTGTTTATTCTTTATATAAAGAGTGGTTGGAAGTTCTTTTGGAGAAATTGGAGATTTAATCAATTTTAAACCTGCTTCATCTGGTGTTCTATCTGCCTTTTTAGCATTTATTTCTTTGTGTGATAAAACACAATTAGACCAATCAGTTCCACCTCCTCTACTTTTTGGTATAATGTGATCTATATTTCCCTCATTTGGATTTAATTTTTTTCCAGTATATTGGCATATACCATTGTCTCTTTTCCAAACATTTTTAGTTGTAAATTTTGGTCTTTTTTTAGGAACTTTGTTATAATTGCACAAAATTATAATTTTTGGTATTTTTATTTTTCCGTTTATAGTTTTTATGTGATAATCATCATCGCAACTTAATTTTATCCATTCTTTCCAGTTTAAAGGAATCATGTTGTGATCTTCTTTTATATCAAGACCTGTAGCATTTCCAGTATACATCATGGATATAGCATCACATGGAAATGTTGTATTGATTGCTTGCCAATTTTTATTTAAAACTAAAACAATTTCAGAGTAAAGATTCATATTTTTTATATAAAGCCATATTTATTATTAATATAATAAATTACTTTCAATTGTCAAGTTTTATAAGGTAAATATTTGGTAAAACATGAGATTTGATTTCCCAACACATAGAAGCGGTGATACGTGGCGTGGTATTAGTTCAATAACTATATTAGATAATGAAGTTCCTATAGATTTGACTGGGTGTAAAATATATATACAATTTCGTTCTATTTATAATTTTGCCAGTCCTGTAGTTCTTACTCTTACAACCGAAGACAATACCATAAAAATAGAAAATGCTGTTAATGGTATTATATCTATACCAGAACAAATAATAAATGTTCCTGTTGGGAGATATAGATACGATTTACAGGTCGATTTTCCGGACGGTGCTTCCATAACATACATGGAAGGTGAGTTTGAAATAAAACCAGGTATTACGAGTCCAACATTTGATTCATCGATAAATACTAGATACAACGCTTTACGTATAAATTCTTTATTATCTTTAATAAGTGCAAATTCAGCATTGTGGGCATATGATGGTTCAGATATTAAAAGTTTAACTGCAAATTGGCAAGATGTTGCAACGTTAGTTCAAAAATCATCAAGTAGTTGGGCCGTTGATTCTCTTATCCGAGAATTATCAGGATATTGGCAAAGCAATTATACTTATGTATCACAAAATAGTTCAATTTTTAGTATCGTTCAAAACGCATCAAGCAGTTGGGCAGTTGATAATTTCGTAAGATCTTTATCATCATCTTGGCAAAATTCTTACACCGTAACTTCAGAATCTTCTGCAAATTGGAATCTTGCTTACAGTAAACTTTATTTATTGGATTCTGTTTATAGTAATGTAAATGAAACATCCAGCGATTGGAATTCCGTTTATACAACGGTTTTAGAATCTAGTAGTAATTGGAATTCTGCTTATAATTTAGTATCTTCTGTTTATACGTCAGTGTCTGAAATGAGTTCTAATTGGGACTCTGTATACACATCAGTAAAAGACACATCTGCCAATTGGGACTCTGTTTATACTTCTGTTTTAGAGACAAGTGCGAATTGGGATTCTGTTTATAGTTCGGTATTGGAAACTTCTGCGAACTGGGATTCGGTTTATACTTCCGTAAAAGACACATCTGCTAATTGGGACTCTGTATACACATCAGTAGAAGACACATCTGCCAATTGGGACTCTGTTTATACTTCCGTTTTAGACACAAGTGCTAATTGGGACTCTGTTTATAGTTCGGTAAAAGACACAAGTGCTAATTGGGATTCTGTTTACAGTAGTGTAACAAATACTTCTGCAAATTGGGATTCTGTTTACACATCAGTAACTGAAACATCTTCCAACTGGGACTCGGTTTATACTTCAGTAACTGAAACATCTTCCAATTGGGACTCGGTTTATACTTCTGTTTTAGACACAAGTGCTAACTGGGACTCGGTTTATACTTCTGTTTTAGACACAAGTGCCAATTGGAACTCGGTTTATACTTCTGTTTTAGAAACAAGTGCTAACTGGGACTCGGTTTATACGTCAGTAACTGAAACATCTTCCAATTGGGATTCTGTATATAGTTCGGTAAAAGACACAAGTGCTAACTGGGACTCCGTTTATACTTCAGTTTTAGACACAAGTGCCAATTGGGACTCTGTATATAGTTCGGTAAAAGACACAAGTGCTAATTGGGACTCTGTTTACACATCAGTAAAAGACACAAGTGCTAATTGGGACTCTGTTTATACTTCTGTTTTAGACGCAAGTGCTAACTGGGACTCCGTTTATACTTCAGTTTTAGACACAAGTGCTAATTGGGACTCTGTTTACACATCAGTAAAAGACACAAGTGCTAATTGGGACTCTGTTTATACTTCAGTTTTAGACACAAGTGCCAATTGGGACTCTGTTTATACTTCAGTTTTAGACACAAGTGCCAATTGGGACTCGGTTTATACTTCAGTTTTAGACACAAGTGCCAATTGGGACTCGGTTTATACTTCAGTAAAAGACACAAGTGCTAATTGGGACTCTGTTTACACATCAGTAAAAGACACAAGTGCCAATTGGGACTCGGTTTATACAACGTACAACCAAAATAGTTCAACATATGCAACAATACAGTTTGTTGATAATAAATTTCTTCCATTAAGTGGAGGAACAGTTGATGGAAACTTGACTATAACTGGTGATTTTTCTATTTTAGGCGAACTTACTCAAATTAATACAGAGATAGTAACTACAAGTTCTATTGAAATAATAAACGAAGGTTCTTCTATTGCATTACGAGTAACACAAAACGGAAGTTCTGATGTTGCTAGTTTTAAAGACGATTCAAATGTTGCATTGATTATAAAAAACGGAGGAAATGTCGGAATAAATACAGAAAATCCGAACGTTCATTTAACAGTAAATGGTTCAATAAGTTCAAACGAAATAATATACGATAGTATAGGAAATTCAAATGAATGGAATCAAGCATATTCAAACGTTTCATCGAATTCTTCTGTTTTAGAGTCTGTATTTTCAACAGTATCTCAAAACTCGTCTGTTAATTGGAGTAGAGACGCAGAATATGCTGAATTAAAATCTTTAAGTAGTACTTGGATATCAACACATACCACAGTATTACAAAATTCAGCATCTTGGTTAAGTGATTTTTCAATAACACAAGAATTTTTTGATGATTTTATAACATTAGGTGCTTCATCAACTTTACCAAACGCATTTTTAAAACCCGCAAATAAAGGTGGTGCAATTTTCGTAAACGCAGAAGATTCAAAGCAAGGTGTTTTAATATTAAGCACAAATCCTTTATTGAGTGCTAATCAAAGAAGTGGGGTAACGTCTAATTCAACAATAAATTTTGGTTGTGGAACCGAATATAGATTAATATTTTCTGCCAGAAGAGGCACAAATACTTTTGATAATATAAACGTATTAGGAAGAATAGACATGGGATTCCATAATCAAATTTATACTGATATGGATGAACCAAGTTATGGTTGCTTTTTTGTATCAGAAAATGGTGGAAATTGGAAAGCTGTAACTAAAAACCAAATAAATTTACCTCTATTAACAGAAACATCCACAACTATTCCTTGTGATGAAACTTGGAGAACATTTGAAGTAAAAGTTGCTCAAGATTCTAGTATTGTTGAATATTATATAGATAATATTTTAGTGGCAACACATACAACAAGCATACCTATTGGTAGTAATACACAATCTGCTATAGGTTACAGGTGTTTTAGAAAAACTATAGCGGCATTAAACGTGGAATTAAGAATAGATTGGCAATCTTTGATAATGAAAAGAAATAACCAACTTTGGAAATAAAAATATAAGTATAAATTAGAATTATGGCATCCGAATATCTTCTCAACCCACTAATATCAGCAATTCCTTTAAATTCCAACGTAGGGTTTAACAATTCATGGATATCTGTACAAAATCCATTCAATATTCCTTTTTTTGCTCAACTAACATACGTAACTAATTTAGATGATATTGTATTAGAAGTTGATGATTTAGAAGAATTAGTTTATAGAAGTAATACTTTATTAGATGTTTTAACTGCTTTTTCATCACAACAAGTAACTTTACTAGATAAATTAACTTCAATAGTACAAACAGAATTTGATGAAACGCAACTTCTTTTACAAACTGAATTTGATCAAACTCAAACACTTTTAGATACATTAACATCTATAACACAATCAGAATTTGATCAAACTCAAACACTTTTAGATACATTAACATCTATAACTCAATCTGAATTTGATGATACACAGACGCTTTTAACTACCGAGTTTAATGAAACACAAACTCTTTTAGATTCATTAACATCTATAACTCAGTCTGAATTTGATGATACACAGACGCTTTTAGATACATTAACATCTATAACTCAATCAGAATTTGATGATACACAGACGCTTTTAGATACATTAACATCTATAACTCAATCTGAATTCAATCAGACACAAACTCTTTTAGATACATTAACATCTATAACTCAGTCTGAATTTGATGAAACTCAAACAATACTTTGGAAATTAACATCTATAACTCAATCTGAATTTGATGATACACAGACGCTTTTAGATACATTAACATCTATAACTCAATCTGAATTCAATCAGACACAAACACTTTTAGATACATTAACATCTATAACTCAATCAGAATTTGATCAAACTCAAACAATACTTTGGAAATTAACATCTATAACTCAATCAGAATTTGATGATACACAGACGCTTTTAGATACATTAACATCTATAACTCAATCTGAATTTGATCAAACTCAAACACTTTTAGATACATTAACATCTATAACTCAATCAGAATTTGATCAAACTCAAACACTTTTAGATACATTAACATCTATAACTCAATCTGAATTTGATGATACACAGACGCTTTTAACTACCGAGTTTAATGAAACACAAACTCTTTTAGATTCATTAACCGCAATTCAAGTAGATAAACAAAACCAAATTATTAGTTTAGGACATTCTTTAACTAGTATATCTACAAAAATAGATCAAAATACAGATCATCTTGAAAGTTTAATTAATGTAACAAACGATTATTTAAATATTATAATCGGGTGGGATTATTCGACTGCAACTAAACAAGACGAATTATATGCTTTAACAGATTTGTTAAAAAATATTGTAATAGATAAACAAGATCAATTAATTGCTTTAAATCATTCTTTAACATCTATAATTCAGTCTGAATTTGATGATACACAAACACTTTTAACTACCGAGTTTGATCAAACACAAACTCTTTTAGAGTCATTAACATCTATAACTCAGTCTGAATTTGATGAAACTCAAACTCTTTTAGATTCATTAACATCCATAATACAATTTGAATTTGATGGCACTCAGACACTTTTAAATACTGAGTTTAACGAAACACAAACTCTTTTAGATTCTTTAACATCAATTCAAGTTGATAAACAAGATCAAGTAATTTCATTGTTACATAGTTTAACCGGAAAAGTTTTACAAGTAGATTTAAATACTGATTCTTTAGAAGTCAATACCGATGAAATTGAAGGTTTAATTGTAGAAAATAATGTTTTATTAAATGCTTTAACATCAATACAAGGAGATAAACAAGATCAATTAATTGCATTAAGCCATTCTCTTACATCATATGCTTTTGAAATAGAAAATAATACTGATGAATTAGAAGAACTTGTAGTTGAAAATAATGTTTTATTAAATGCTTTAACATCAATACAAGGAGATAAACAAGATCAATTAATTGCATTAAGCCATTCTCTTACATCATATGCTTTTGAAATAGAAAATAATACTGATGAATTAGAAGAACTTGTAGTTGAAAATAATGTTTTATTAAATGCTTTAACATCAATACAAGTTGATAAACAAGATCAATTAATTGCTCTTAGTCATAATATTACATCTATACAAGTTGATAAACAAGATCAAGTAATTTCATTGTTACATAGTTTAACCGGAAAAGTTTTACAAGTAGATTTAAATACTGATTCTTTAGAAGTCAATACCGATGAATTAGAAGATTTAGTCAGAGAAAATAATACATTGTTAAATGTATTAACAGCATCAAATCAAAATATAGCAGGGTTTGAAATTCCACCATATGATGAAATTGATATAGATTATTATTCGCCAACAAATAATATAGAAACGGTAGATTATTATAATGAAAACACTTTAGTTTTATCTTTATCATTTGCTTATTTGCCAAATCCTCCAATTTGCGATGATGCATTATTAAAGAAAGTTAAAAAGTTATAAAAGCATGTCTTTTACATTTAATCCATTCTCCGGAAATTTTGATAATACTCCATCTTTAAAAAAAGCAAAATCCGTTTATACATCTGTAAGCGAAACAAGTGCTAACTGGAATTCTGTTTATACTACATATAACGAAAATAGTGCAACATATGCAAAAATAGATTTCGTACAAAATAACTTTTTACCTTTAAGTGGTGGAGATTTATCAGGTCCGTTGGGAGTAACATCACAAATAAGTTTAACCGGAAGACATGTAATAAAAACAAATGGTCAATTGTTATCTTCTACGGATTTATCTTTATATGAAAACGAAAATGTTTTTTTAAAAATAATAGTAAACAACGAAAATAAACTAATTAGAATATAGGAATATGCCATTTACATTTAATCCATTCTCCGGAAATTTTGATAATACTCCTTCTACAAAGGATGCAAAATCCGTCTATACTTCTGTAAATGAAACAAGTGCTAACTGGAATTCTGTTTATACTACATATAACGAAAATAGCGCAACTTATTCTACAATAAATTTCGTACAAAATAACTTTTTGCCTTTAAGTGGTGGAGATTTATCAGGTCCGTTGGGAGTAACATCACAAATAAGTTTAAGTGGATATAACAACATTATCATATTAACAGGAAGAGTTCTATATGAATCTGATTTGGTACAAGTAGTGAATGAAAATGAATTTTTAAAAGTTTATGTTAATGAAGAAAATAAAATTTTACGTTTATACAATTTAAATTTCCCATGGGTAGATGGATTTGGAAATACTATTATAGACGAATTTGGAAATACTATAAAACTTTAATGTTATGCGAAATAATAATATAAATATATATTAGTACTAATATGGCGAATCTTACAATATCTCAATTAAACGAAACAACTATTTTAAACCCTGAAATAGATGTATTACCAGTTATACATGACGATCTTACAAAAAAAATAACTGCTAGAAACTTATTAAAATATTCATATCAAGGAACAGATTTAAAACAATTGAGTTCCTACTGGGATTCGGTTTATACCTCAGTAAAAGACACATCTGCTAACTGGGATTC